TGAGGATACTCGTTCTCCTGTGGATTCTGTAACGGGTCTTTCTCATTCTGAAACCTTGTCTGCCTTACTAAGTTTGTTTCAGGAGTCATTGGTTCAAGGTCATCTATAAGAGATTCTTCATAACCTAATTGCATGAGTTCATCCTTAGTTGACCAGTTCTCAAACATAATATATTTCTTCTTCTCTTTGATAGCTGTGGTCATATCGTGGTAAACCTGTTCGGGTGGATAGAGAATAAACTCTGGCTTATCTTCATGTTCGTTCAACACCCATCTGAATTTACCAACACAAAATCCAAGATTTATAATATCTTGAAAAGCCCACATGAATTGAATAAACAAACTGTCAACACGCATCATCATGTCATAACGCCATTTCACTATGAAGTGGAGAATCTTGGAACGTACATTGTCTTTGTCTGCATCCCTCCCGACAATTTTAAAGTTATCAGGGTCTCTGAGGAATATCTGGTAGAATGAAGCGAGAATCCTCCAAGAGATAGCCCAAATTTTCCTATAGAATAACTTTGACCTCCCTCTGACTTTTGATTTGCTAACTTCTCCTGCGTCAAACACTCCTCTAATATTTCTAATGTTTTTGCTCCATTGGTCGTCATATTCTCTCCTTAATTCCTGTGCTTCATGTTTCCACCGTTTAGCTGTCACTATGAAGTCGTCTATTGGCATGGTGTCCTCCTAATATCCTATGTTATCACTAATCTCGTCTGGTTCTGGTATTATTTGGTTTAAAGGCATCCAATTCATTACTCTCTGATGTGCATAACGTAATGCTGCATGAGCATCATGTCTACCTTCTTTTATATCGTCTTTAACTTTAGTGTCCTCGTTAGCAAATGTATCTCGTTCTAAAGTCTTCATAGAATGGATAATTTCTTTATTCTCTGGTATATCAAAAAAAACAAGTCTTGGCAAGTTAATTCTATCATCAACTTTAAGATTCTGTCTTATTAAATCTACTCCTGCTATTTTACTCCCAACAAACTTTTCACTTTTGAACAAAGCGGGTATAGCGTTTTTACCACGACCAAGTAATACATAAGCATTATAATCACCAATAATACGTATAGTGCTATCAGCAGACTTGTCACAATTTGTCCACCCAAGTCTGTAATTTCTTTCCATAGCTCTTTTAGCCAATTCTGCTTTAATGATTTCTGTGTCGTCTCCATGATTACTTTTGTACGTTCCCACAACATATTTAAAACCCTCCCTATCTACAGCTACTTCTACAGCTACAGTAGGCTTAGTCATATGAGGGTCAAGCCCTCTGTATACTATAAAGTCTTCCTGATTAATTTCAAATGGTTTAATTACGTGAACCTTTTCACTGAATAAATTAGAATAAACAAATCCAGAAAGAGAAACAAAGTCTCCAAGTAAACGCATTTTGAGTTTATTATAATCTGTCTCTTGAGAACATATTTCATCTAATGTTTTAAGATTAGCTTTCTTGTTTGTTATAGAAGCTAATTTAATCATCTTTACGTTTTTACTTGTCTGTTCATTAAAGAATATCTCGCTACTCCATGAGATACCATGTGTAGGAGTAAATCCGAATATCTCTATAACTCTATCGGAAGTTGTAAAACGAGCAAGGTTTTCCTTCCTAATCTTTTCTTTAGGTTCTTCATCATAAATAACAAAGTGTAACTGTATCCCTTGAAATGAGTCTACGTTTTGTTCATTAGTATTAAACTGAATTTCAGCTATAAGAAGTTTGTTATATCTGTAAAGCCTAAGTATCTTTTTTTCAGCATTAAAACTGTCTTCCCATTTACCGTTCTTTAAATACTTTTTTGGAGCAAACTTTTTCCATTCGCTGATAACAGCTGCATGGAGTTGCTGGTTATCTACGCCAACCACTCTGCCTTTAACTGGAAATTTAGTTGGCAATAGTTTCTTCGGGAAGATATCTTTCATGGATGGAGGAGGGTCGCCTGTAGCTAAGCAATATCCGATAATAGCACAACAGTTAGTTTTACCAGATTGTGTAGCACCAAGGACACCAAGTATGTTGTAGTTCTCAAGAGCTTTAACAGCATCTATCTGTGAATCAAATGATTGAGGTATGTCTTCTGGTTGGAGATACTTCTGTAGCAAAGCTAACCCTGCTGGAGTCACTGTACCATCAGAAGGTACAAAATGCTCATATTTGTTTTCTTCTTTTATAAAATCTTCTTCAGCATCTAACTCATGCATATACTGAGTTAGTTGTTGCTCAAGCTGTTCTCTTTCTTTTGAATCTAATACATCTACGTCAATAGTGTCTGGATTCATTCTTTAACTTTTTTCCTTGCCTCTATATGAGCATCATCAGCAGATTTGCCTTTAACTATTTCTCTACGCATTACTCTGTTGTGTGACTGAGAATGTTTCTTGAAGTGTTCCGTAAGGTTGTATTGTAGCTTTTTAGATTTAGTATTATGAGCCATACTGTCCTCCGCTTCCTGACTTCTTAGTGTTCTTCTTTTTCTTTTTTTTCTTAAACATAGTTCCTCCTATATCAAGCTCAATAATATCCAGATGAACATAGGAATAGCAGCTTGTTTCTTTACATCATCCACTATTCCACCTTCACCTACTTTTTCTTTCTCTTCAATTAATCTGTTTATGTCTTTGTGTTGAAGCTCTATAAACTTCTCTTGGCGCTTAACTATCTTCTCGTTATTCCTAATAATCTCTTCGTTATTCTGGTTCATCTTGTGAAGTTTGTTTGCCTGACCCTTTAAGTTATCTATGTAGATATTCTTTTCAGCATCTACTTTTCTTAACTGGTCATAAGCCTGTAGGTCGTTCATAAACTTATTAAATGACTTTGCATCCATTTCTACATTCCCGTTTTCCATCATCTTCGGATATTCTTTTTCTTCTGCGAATACTGATGTTTTTAGTACACAAATAATTATCGTTACAATAATGAACGACCAAAAAATATTAAACCAAAAATCTTTATTTTCTCGATTTTGCATAAGCTATACTCCCTGCTAATTTAGTTTCCTCTTTTACCGCTTCTGCGTACAACTCGCTTGCTTCCTTTAGTCTTTCTTTTATTTCTTCTTCTTGAAGTTGCAACAGACGATATTCTTTTTTTGTTATGTGCTTTTCCTGTTTTGACTTTTTTATTTCTTCTTTTATTGGGCTTAGTGCTACCGTCAACACTTCCTTCTTTTTCCTTGTCTCTTCCTTCTCCTCCTTTGCCAGAAGATGAGCTATCCGTTTTTTCAGGAAAGAATTTTTTAAACCAATAATAAATAGAATTATCAGACATACTACCAACCCCCAATACTTAATGTTCATTGTACCACCATGTTATCACAAGTTCCTTCTTTTTTCGGAGTCTTAACTGTAAAGTCAGAGAAAGGCTTACCTTTGTTTTCTTCAAAGAACTTCACAAGCATATCCATTACTCTTTGCTCTGAGACAACACAGGCTTTAGTTTGCGCTGGTGGCAATACAGCAATCCCATGAACAGAATGTAACCATTGTTCGTGATACATCCTGATAACTTTTACAATAAAGGCTATACAATGTATATCAATAGAAACATCACCTGTCTTTAATCCTAACCGTTCATCATGCTGTTCTTTAGTTTCGTTTCTTATGCTATAATCTTTTTCCGCATCTGCCTTGATTTGTTCAGTAGTCAACCTACTTCTTTTTTCTGCGTCTGATTCGCATTTCTCTTCTTTTTTTACTTCCAAGTCGTCTCCTCCCTTTTCTATTTTGATGTGCCATTAGTAAAGCCAAGTAACTTCTTTTGGTTTTGTTATATCATTATCCACATGGATAAAATCTTTTGCAATTCCAATACGGTCAAAGTCTCTTATCAAGGCTCTTAACAGATTAAACCTTCTCATGCTATCCTTACACTCTATGTCAACAGCCTTGCCTGAGATGTGTGCTGAGTGTTCCTTTCCACCAACAGCCTTATTGTGTGACATACACCGTACTCCTGAAGTGATGACAAAAGGCACAAAAGTTCCTTCTCTTGAATCTTCCAAGAGCTGTAGGAACTGTGAGTCAATCACTTTCTTACCACATCCGCAACGGCAAGCAAACTCATGTGCTGAGAAATGTTTTGTTAAGTCACCCATTATTTACCTTTTCTTTCAGCGTCTACTATTTTATTCCATCTTTCATTTATCTTTTTAAAAGCATCCATTGTTGCTTCACTTGGTTGACCAAATGCTTCTTTAATCTGTTCATATTGTCTAAAGCGTAAAGGCATATAGTCTGGTTTTCTTAATGGAGCATTAAGTATTTCTTCAGCAAATCCAACTCTACCGTGAGTTAAGTCGCAGTTAGTTTTCGCTCTGTCGCTAACATTTTTAATTTGAATCTTAGGCAGGAACATAGCAGCTACCGCTACCATACAACTCTTAATAAAACTATTTCTTGTCAGCATTAAATAGCATCCTTTCTTCTTACTTCAAATTGAATAATACCACCTTCAAGGCATTGAACATAGTCATGTGTTGCCATGACAGTAGACAGAAACTTATTAAGAGCTTTCTGGTCATATAGTCTATACCTGTCTGGTTCTCCCTGCTTTCTAACAATAAGGAAATCTATATATTGTTCTCTACCTATCTGATATGCCTCTCTTAAATGTAAGCATTGTTTTGCTATCTGACTTTGAGTCAGTATCTCCTCTGGAGGAGGATGCTCAACTGGTACTAATAAAAGACCGAATAAAATTACTAATGTTTTAAGGTACATGGCGCTCCTCTATTTGGATTCCAATACGTCTTGCACAATGCGTGCAGTAATAGTTGCCACTATGGTAATGAAAACGGTCAGCACCACTAACGCCACAGTTAATGCAAAGTATGGAAGTACGTTCTCCAAAAGTTCTATCATAACCCTCCCTATTCTTTAAAACTTTATTCCCTGCGCTAAACAGATTATAGTCACCTGTTCCCATTAACTTTGCCTCCTACAAACTTTTCTATCGACCTTGTAATTAAATCTCTCATAGTTGTCTTTTCCCCTGCCGCAATCATCTTTAACTTATAATGCAATTTTTCAGGAATTACAAGCATATAAACTTTATTCACTTTATTTCCTCCTTTAAACTTGGTATAGCTGATTCGCATTGTTCTTTGATGGATTTTATTGTCGTTTCAGTAAGTTCATTATAAA